GGTATTACGACGATAGCCAGCGCGTACAGTCTGGTAGGATTGTCCACAAGTAACCCGAACAACTTCGACGCTATCCGCGCAGCGGTGGCACAGCTTCGCAGCTTGTTCTTTTACGGTAACGTGGTGGCTTTCGTTAACCCGGTTGACGCGGCTACAATGGAACTGACAAAAGCGCAAGACAGCGGTGTATATATGTTACCGCCTTTCACGTCTTCCGACGGTACCCGGATTGCCGGTGTGCGTATTGTTGAAGACGCAAACATACCGGTAGGTCAGCTTTTGGTAGCGGATCTTTCTAAATTCAAAGTTTTGATTTACAAAGATTTCCGCGTAGCCTGGGGCTGGGAAAACGACGACTTTAGCAAAAACCTTGTTACGGTTATCGGTGAAATGCGTATACACAGTTTCCACAGCGCAAACCACGCCGGCGCCTTCCTGTACGATAGTTTCGCGGACATTAAAGCGGCTATTGACAGCGGAAGCTAAGAAGTTAGTTAAATCGTAACCGTTTAAAATTTAGTTATATGAACAGTAACAACGATGAAGGAAGACCAATAGACCTAACGCAACGGGTTGAAGTGGTTTATTCTGACAAAGCGCCCGCTTATGTCGTAAAGGGCAGTAAGTCAAAAGTTCACCCTGAAGTAGCGAAGAAACTCAAAGCTAAAGGTTGGATTAAATGATAATCGACACCACATATTTTGTCGGTAAGCTTAACCTGCCACAGACCGGAAACACCGAAGGCACGGCAATAGTAGACGGGTTTATACAGCAATACGAACCCGAATTATTGCTTAAAGCTTTAGGCCCTGGTTTGTTTCAGGCGTTTACCGACGAAGTATATGGAAGCGGCAGCGGCGACATTGAACAAAGGTTTTTAGACTTACTGGACGGGGTTTCATTCAGCTACAATAACACGCCGTTTCGCTGGGTAGGTTTCAGAAACACGGCAAAACGTAGCCCGATAGCGAACTACGTGTATTACAAGTTTCTGGAAGACCTGGTAAACAGCGTAGCGTTAACGGGAGTAGTAGAAAGTATGACTGATAATAACAGGAACGTAAGCCATAACTATAAAATGGTTGAAGCCTGGAACGATCAAGTATACCTTTTAAACCACTTGTGGGCTTTCTTGTACACTAATAAAGCGGTGTACCCGGAGTGGACAGAGTATAACTACCCTGGTATTATTGGCTGGACATACCCGTTTAACTGTGAACGTAACGAAGTGTATAAAACTATCAACACCTTTGGTATATGATAGAACCGGTTTACATAGTGGACATTTTCCGCGATATTGTCGCGGCTACCAGCACAGCGCTGTTAACGCAGCTGCAAGCGGTGGATCCACTTATAACCGGTATACGCTACGAATACGGGCACTATAACGACATACGCGAAAGGATTTTAGCGTACAGTAAGACAGGAACTAAAGCAGTGTACCCGCTGGTAGCTTTGTTTGAAGACTTCCGCATATCGCACAAACAGCCAGGTATCACCGGTATAGCGAATTTAAAGCTTATCATTGTACACAGTAGTAAAAAGGACGTAACCAGGGTACAAAGGGAAACAAACGTTTTCCGCCCGGTGTTATACCCTATTTACCACGAATTTTTAAAACAGCTGAAGCTTTCCGGTAAATTCATGCTATTCATAGCAGGCGAAGTGCCACACGACCAGATTAACCGCCCGCACTGGGGCGACCCTGAACTATACAAGGGCACCACGGCGACGACGGGCACGGGGTATATTTTCAATGAAGTTTTAGACGGTATCGAAATAACTAATTTATCTTTAATCACTTATTTACCTAACTGCCAGTAAAACGGCACAAAACATAAACAAAATGGAAGGATTGAATAAAATTTTTTGCGGATCCGATGTTAAAAACACCGGCGTCTGTGAATGCTTTTTTGATCCGAAACTAATAACCGGGGCTATTTTTGTACCTAAAAACAAGGTATTCACAAGCGCCGAATTATTAGACGGATCTATTGCCGCTACTTTGTTAGCCGCAACACTGGCAGCGAAGGCTAGCCGTATTTTCCCTTTTCAGGGTTTCGTTAATATTACACCGAACACCGAAGACCCTACCCGCCAGACGTTCGGCTACGGGTCAATTAGTACTGTACGTGAGGGCAACTACGACTGGCTTTTCCAGTTTGTACAGGGCGGTTTGAACCTTTCAAACGCGCTGCGCACGTTTAACGGGCTTACTGGTAAGTACGCCGTTATCTTCATTGAAAGTCAGAACACGCTGATAGGTACCAGCAAACTGGACGCAGACGGTAACTACGGTTTAGCCGGTATACCGATGGAAGACATTTATACGCGTCCGTGGTCGCCTTCAGACGGCAGTAACGTTTCTGTTTATGCTACACAGTTGACCTTTAAACCTGCGTACATTAACGAAAACATAGCTTTCAAAAAGGTAGCTACGTCTTCTTATTTGCTTTCTGAACTGGCAGGTATTGAAGACATTATTTTGGAACTGGTAGAAGTTGACGGGTCCGACGCCACCGTACGCGCCGATAGCGACTGTGGATCTACCGACCTGTTCGACCTTTACGCTACTGAACTGGCAAACGAAGAAGCGTGGATAGTTAAGGACGCAGACGGCGAACTGAAGACGGTAAGCAGCGTAACGGCGAACGCAGGGCCGAAAAACTGGACAGTAACGACCAGCACACCGTACGAAGACGGCGACACTATACAGCTGGCAGCGCCGGCAGTATTAGCAGCGCCGCCTGTAAGTATTACCGGTTATGAAAGTAATATTTTAACGGTGTCTATAGGATCCTAATATAGCTTTTCATAGAGTAACAGGTTTACAAAACGGCAACCGGTTGGCTGATTAAGTCAGCCGGTTTTTTACTTTAACATGGGTAGCGCTTTACAAATATTAAAAAAACTACAAAGTATTGACGTGTCGCTATCCGCACAGGTAGCTATTGAATACACGGCGCCACAGTATACCCAGTTACAACGTGAACAGCTTTTCCAGGGTTTAACCAGTACCGGGCGTTATTTACCGGATTATAGTTTTCGGTCCGTGTTTCAATACGGTAAACCGCCAGGGCCTATTAAGCTTTTCGACACGGGCGACTTTTACCGCGGCATACTGGTAGACGTGCGGCAAGACATTTTTATAACTGAAAGCGCAGACGAAAAAAGCACTATGTTACAAAACCGTTACGGCAGGGATATTTTAGGACTGGGTAACCCGGCTAAAGTTGAATACGTAGCGATCTTAAGACCGGTATTTGTAAGACAAATAAAACAATACTTAGCAGCGTGAACTGTTACACTTTAAAAATGTCTTTATTTATCAGCTACCTACTGGGCGAAGCTGATAAACCGGTAAACTGGGAAGACCTGCACAGTGAATACGTGTCTTTACGGGAAAACAAAAACAGTACGTTTATTATTAAGCTAATGACTGAAATAACGTACCTGAAGACAAAATATAACCTGTGCGAAAAGATAGCCGAAACGCTAATAGAAATAGCCAAACATGAACGCGCGGAATTAATTGATATTTCAGGGCTTACCGGTATGCTGAAGGATTACGGCTACCGGGCAGAATATAACCTTAAAAACAAAAGTACCTTTACCCGCGACGTTAAGATAGTGCTATCCGGTATAAAGAAATTAACGACGACCTGGCAGCGCAAAGAAGAAGAACTAGCCGAATACCAGAAAAAGTATGCTGGTAAAGAAGTACAGCGGAAAGACTTTTACGTGTGGGCGGTTACCCTTTCAAAGTACTTCGGTTACCGGGTAGACCTGGAAGCCGTAACCGTTTCAGAGTGGTGCGAAATGCTTAACCAGTATGAAAGATATTGCGAAGTTCAAAACGCTGAAAATACTAACCAATTAAATAAACCGCATGGCCGAAGATAAAATAGATAGTATAATAGACCGGGCGGCTATTGATAAGGAAATAGCGTTTTTGCAGGGCAAGGTGAACGAAGTGGTGGCTATTATCCAAAAGACAAAAGACCAGTCTATAAAATTTAACGTTGACACCAAAACGGTAGCCGACTATAACAAGGGCGTGGCGGATCTTAACGCGTCTTTACAGAAAATGCAGACAACCGTAGCAGGCGTTACCGCGGCTACGACTAAGAATACGCAGGCGACGCAGCAGGCAAACGGGACTTTACAGCAAAATATTGAACTGCGCCGCCGGTTACAGGGTACGCTGAACAGTTATTTAAAGGATCAAAAAGAAGACGCGGCGTTATTAAAAAGCGGGGCAATAAACCGCGCTGAATATAACAAGCGCTTAACCGAAAGTCAGACTAAAGTAGCCGTTTATAAGCAAAAACTGCAAGAGTTAAACCGGGTAATAAAAGAAGATATAGCGCTAGAAGGTAAGGCGGGCGACGCGTACAAACAACTTTCCGCTGAATATAACCGGGCAGCGCTGGCAGCTAAGAACTACCAAATAACTTTAGGAAACGCGAACCCGGTAACACAGGCAGCGGTTGAAAAAGCTAAAGGCTTAAGCGATCAACTTAAAAAGGTAGACGACGCAGTGGGGCAAAACGGTAGGAACGTAGGTAACTACCAAAACGCTATTGTAAACGCTTTTGGTAAAACCTTCAGCTTCTTACGTACAGCTGCTAACATTATACCGGGGCTGGGTATCGGCGGTCTTATAGGCGGTATAGCCGTAGGTATTTTGGAAGTAGGTAAAGCGCTATTTACAACAAATAAAGCTTTTGACCAGGGAAAAGAATTTGCAAAAGCATATAAAAACGCGCTTACTGAAGTAAACCAGGAAACAATAAAAGGTAGTACCGCGGACATAACAAAACTGGAATTTTACCGGGACATTATTACCGACGTAACGCAGACACAGAAAAACCGGACCGAAGCGGTAAAAGCATATAACAAAATAGCGGATGAAAGTAACCAGATTGATATAACACAGCTTAATAACTTAGGTCTTATTAACGATAAGATAAGCCAGCAAATAGCGCTTATTGAACGCCGGGCGTTAACCAGGGCCGCGGAAAGTATTTTAGCTGATAAGGCCGAAAAGCTTTTACTGGCTAAAGAAAAAGCGCGGGTAGACGAGGAAGAAAAACTACAACTGGACATTGAAAGCGGGCGCAGTGTTGAAGCCGCCGTATTTGATAAGCGCACGAAAACGTTTATTAAGGCAAACGCGCAGCTTCAAGAAATGGAAAAGAAGCGTACGCTTACAAACCGTATTAACGCGGACACAAATGTAAGAAACGCACAGGTAGAATTTGACGGCACCCGTAAAGCGCTGTACGACCTTTTAAAAGTTGAAGGTTTTGCCGCGGATGAAAGTAAAAAAATTAAAGAGAAAAAAGCGAAAACTACGAAGGGCCGCGACCTGGCGGAAGCTGAACGCAAAGCGCAGTTTGAAAT